AATGGCTTGCCAAGGTGTGTCCGACTTCCCAGTAGGATTAGGGGTTAGGATTAGTATGCGTGTTTCCCCTTGGTCCAATTTCTTTTCTCGCACGAGCTTTGCGTTGATGAACACTTGTTCGCCGGTATCGACACGCACCCCAAAAGAGGTATCTGAGTCTAGGCGGGTTGTGATGTATACTTCCTGTGCTTTAAGTGCAGTCATGTTAATCATTCCTTATGGTCTAGGTTGGTTTATGTTCGCCCATGTTTTGAGCGTCTCTTTCGTGTCGTGCATGTTCTCTTCATTCACGACCCAATCAAAGCCTCCTGCAGCTTTGATATCCTCTAAGTTCTTCTGCTGTAGTGCGGTGGTCTTACCTTTCCCTGCCTTGCACTCGATGCCGAAAAACAATCCTTTGTAGCATGCGACGATGTCAGGTACGCCGCTCCGTCCGAAACCCCCCGTTACAGGGTAGAAGTAGTAGGCACCCAATTCCTTTAGGTACTTCACGACGATCTTTTTAACTTTAGCTTCTGGTGTCATGGCCATTGGGTTCTCCTTTTATAGCTATGGTGCAACCTTTGAAACGGGTCGCGCGTGATAACTGGCTTCGGTTAGTTTGTGAGGGGCAGCGAACCGCCCCCCATGGTAGTGACTCACTACCTATTCATGGTAGACCCAATAGGTTGAGCGATCTATCCTACGCCCTACCGCGTCAACCTCTTCAGTCGGTGGGGTAGGGTCAGTCATCATTAAAACTGCGATACGCTCTTGGACCCATTGGGGGGTCTCGTTTATGCTAACGTAATGACCCAAAACTGACGTGTCAATACATCCTATGTCAAAACACATTATATCTACCTCTTCCGTAGTAGAATGTATCGTTATGCGATATGTTACTATGTTTGAAGCTACCACGTTGCCTTACTCACACCTCACATAGAACATATTGTTAGCGGCTCGATACCCAACACCAGAAACGTATATCCCTACCTCCACCATCGACAGCACAGACATCGCACCCATTAGACGCTCTGGTAGTTCTTCCTGCGAGAAGTAGAACAAGTTCTCTTTCGTATCCGCCATGCGATATAGGCTTCGGTCATCATCCACTTCAGCGTAGCCACGGAAAGTATTTCTGCCGTGAGCCTCTATAACCTCGATGAATGTATGCTTCGCTTCGTGTAGTTTCTTGTTCTCTTCATACTCCGAAATCGCGGCAAACCCCGCGTGAAGCTGCGCTTCGAGTTCCTTATCAACGAACACGTAGCCCGAGTGCAGTATGCGTTCGAGTTCTTCCTGCAACGGGGTTACGTCCGCCTTACGGTATCTTTCCAAGGGAAACAGTTTGCAGTCGATCTGCTGCGTAGCCTTAGCCACTTGGCTCCGTGCTGCGGACTTTGCATCGTACAAGGCACTGACAAAATCGCTTTGCGTAAACTCTAGCACTTGCTTGGTAGTTAACGGACGTAGATGTTTTGCTGCGTTGGCAACACCCTTGGCTCTATGCAGGGCACTAGCCATGTGTTGTTTCGCCCCATAATTGAACTTGCCGTTGTGTATGTTGGGCGAGAACACCGCGTAACGCTGCGAATCGCGATTGGGCCTATAGTTCTCGTGCACTTGGCAGTAGCCGATATATCCCATGGCGTAGGTATCTTGTGGGCGATACACCCACATAGAATCCACAGTTCTCGGCGCGACTGAAATACCGCGAACTTTCTGCGTGAATTCGTGCGCCATATCCTGAGTTCCGAAATTCGGATAAATGGTGTCTTCCTGCCCGACAATTTCTTTTACGAGTTTGAGTGATAGTTGAGGCATAGTTGTTCTCCTTACTTCTGCATAAAGCCTAGTTGTTTATTGATGAACGAGTTGTAGCGCGAGCGTACTTTGGCTAAATCCTCCTTGGTTTTTACCGTTTGGGTTAGATACTCCCTGTTCCAATGCCACCCATCGGTGCAGTTCTTGGCGAAGAATACCCACAACGAAAGCCGCGCATCGTGTTGTTCGTCGCGCACGATACTGCGAGCCACAAGCGGCTCAGGTTGTAGCGCGGAGTAACGCAGCCTCTGCTTGTAGTGCGCGTATAGGTTGTTCATTTGTGTATTGTGGTAATCGTTGTCCACCAGAGGCAATAGCGGCGACATAGCCATGCCCCATTCGAAGAACTTCTTGATGTCGTCCTTGAACTTGGCCTTGAGGTCTTTGTTGACTTTCGCCGCTTCCGGCAAGCTGCATCCTGTACCCTCGACATGTTGCCACCCATCTTCGGTGCGTATGAACTTAACTGAGGAGTTGTCGTCCTGCGTTGTGGCCCACTTATTATACTGGCCCCCCAAGACGAACTTTTCGTACATATATTTCGGCACCGTTCTTGACTTGGCCATATAATAGTTAGTGTCGCCTATCTCGAGGAAGTGTTTTCCGTTGCGAATGCGGAACCACATATTCATTGGTGTATGCCGCCATAGGAAGTCGTACCTGCTGTTGTGCGCACCCGGACCGAAGCCATTACGCACGGTGACTTCTTCGGTGCCATTACGCTTCTTGCGCCACACGATAGGTGCATGCTTCTCCATGTTTGTGCTTGTCGGCGTGAAGCTCCCTGCAAAAGGCCAATACCCGAAATGCCCGTCACCGAAGTGATACCCATCGGACAAAGCGTAGCAGCTGCTGCTGATCTTCACGATACGTTCGTGCTTGCGGCGGCGATCACCAATAGGGCGGATGTCCCTGCCTTTGTTCTGCGCGCCACGCAGTGGGACGATGCTATCGTAGTGAGCCACTACCTCTGCAAAAGAACGATGATTTGTATGTGTTAACATTTTTAGTCTTCCTTGTGATATTAGTTTCGTTTAGGTTAGTTGGGTGGGTAGCTTCCATCTGCAAGATAAATCACCTCACCACGGGAATGGCGGTTGTTTACTTCGGAAGGCGTTGCTACCAAATGCGTCACATTCGATTTCAACGGCTACCCACATTATATTTATTCAAAAGATTATACCGACCGCGGCCATCAGAGCAACGCCACTGGCAAAGCCAAAGATAGCACCGACAAAGCCAGCGATCTCTATCTTCTTCTGTACTTCTTCTTCAGTCATCGCTACCCCCTAACAATCTTGAGATTGTTATTAGTTTATTCTTCAACTCCTTATTTTCTTTGCACGCTGCCTTATGTAGTTTCTCGAACCATGCTTCTCGCGCTCTTGTTCTTTTTAGTAAGTCCGCAAGATCGTTTATATTTTGTTTCTGGAAGGTATCAGAGTACTCAAACTTGAGAATACCTCCAGCGGCTTTGTATTCTGCAACCAGATCAACACGGCACAGACGTAAATCTCTGAGAGCCACTCTTCGGCACTCCGCTTTACTACCCGCTAGAAATTCTTCGCCAAGGTCATTGCGGTATGTCCAAACCCTAGTCTCTCTAGCATCACCACTTGCCTCGTGTCGCATGATCTTGCCACAAGTAACATTTTCGCTTTCTAAGCATTCAAGCATCGTCATCCCTTTCGATCCTACCTGCGCCGTTGCAGTTATCGCAATCCTGCGTTTTCGACTCAAAGTCGCCATGCCAAGTTGCACTTTGGCGCACCCAGACTTCGCGCTCGACTGTGCCTTCGCCATCACACTCGGGGCAGTTTATATATGTGGGCTTCTCCTGTAGACCCACAACGTAGTTTCCAATCCTGCTCATTCTGTTTGTCTCCTTGTCTAATTGCTCTTCCTTTAACTTACGGAAGCGGTTGGCGCGGCGTTTACTCTGCGCCACTCCACGCTGGTTAGTAATGTGCCTTGTTCTTTTGATGTGCATATCGTTACCTCACATATCCCTCGACTTTATGTGTACCGTTTTGCCTACGTCTGCGGTTTTGCCGCTATCCATGACACACCACAGCACAGGCATTGTCCACTGACCCCAGCCACCGAATAGATAGCCATCGTTTAGCACGATTGCAGCTTGCGCGTTTATGTTGTTGTCCCGAATGTAATCGGTGACACAGGTAACGTCAGTGCCGCCACCCCCTTCTGGTTTGGTAGATTGCACAAGTGTATCGAGTTCGTGCATGTCATACTTCTCGTCACGACATACACGGGTGTCCCAATACATCAGGCGTAC